TTAGAAGCAAGCAGTAATGAAACAAGTTATATTAGTTTAAATTTTCCTAATGGTTTATTGTATGCATGTTTAGTAGAAGCATTTGGATTCTTGAAAGGACCACAAGATATGATACAATACTATGAACGAAGATATCAAACTGAGATACAAAAATTTGGAGGCGAGCAAATAGGACAACGTAGAAGAGATGACTACACTGATGGCACAATCAGAATACCAGTCAACTCTCCAACACCTTAGGATTAAAATATGGCATCATCATTTTCAACACTAGGAATAGAGCTTATAGCAACAGGAGAAGCATCCGGTCTTTGGGGTGATAAAACTAATGTCAACCTACAGATGTTTCAAGAAATTACATCGGGTTATGTTGCAAAGTCTATTGCAGGTGGTTCACAAACAACTGCACTAAGTATTACAAACGCTACAGTAGGCAGTGATGCAAGACAAGCAGTTATTGAATTAACAGGAACGATAACAGGTAATCAAATCGTAACAGTTCCAGATTCATTAGAAAAAGTTTACATTGTAAAAAACGCAACATCAGGATCACACACCGTTCAATTTAAAACAGCTTCAGGAACTGGAGTTACTTTTGCTGCAACAGAGAAAACTTCAAAATTAGTTTTTGCAGATGGAACAAATATTGTTGATACAGGTTTTGCATTAGGTGTTGCAGCTGACGATATTTCAACAGGAGATGCTGCAGTTACAATTGCAACATCAAGTGGAGATATTACAATAGACTCACCTGCTGATATTGTTTTAGACGCTGATGGCGCAAACGTAACTTTTAAAGATGGTGGCACTTCTATTTTAGATATTGCAAATAATTCTTCAGATGTAGAACTTACAGTTAGTGTTGCCGATAAAAATTTTAAAATTAAAGGAACAGATGGTTCATCAGCAATAACGGCATTAGATATTGACATGGCTTTAGCTGGAAAGACTACTTTTAATGGAGACGTGGTAGTTGGTGGAGATCTTACAGTTACAGGCGATGATATCGTTATGGGAACAAATACTGCAGGTAATTTATTAATTGCAGACGGTACAAATTTTAATTCAGTTGCTGTTAGTTCATTATCAGAAATATCTACGGTAGCTAATGATGACGTATTTTTAGCTGTTGACACTTCAGGCGGAGGTCTTAAAAAAATTGAAAGATCAGTTATAGTTGCAGGCCTTGCTACTTCAGGTGCTATATCAAATATAGTGGAGGATACCTCTCCACAATTAGGTGGTAACTTAGACACTAATTCAAACAATATTTTAATTGATGATGCACATTTTATTGGTGATGAAAACGGTAACGAACAAATTATATTTCAAACAACAAGTTCAGCAGTTAACCAATTTGATGTAACAAACGCAGCAACTGGAAACCCACCACAGTTATCAGCGACAGGTGGTGATTCTAATATTGATTTAAATTTATTAGCAAAAGGCACAGGACATGTTACAATTGTTGGTAACTCAAATTCAGGAGCCATACAATTTAATTGTGAGTCTAATTCACATGGCCAGATATTAAAAGCACAACCTCACTCAGCAGGTGTTACAAATGAGATGTTATTACCGGATGGTGGTAATTCAACTTTAGTGTCTCTTGTTGCAACACAAACTTTAACAAATAAAACTTTAACAACACCTGTAATCGCAGAAATAGATTCTAGTGCTGACATTACTTTAGACGCAACTGATGACGTTAATATACCAGCTAACGTTGGTTTAACGTTGGGCGATGATGGAGAAAAAATTGAAGGAGATGGTACAGACTTAACTATAGCTTCATCTAACGATTTAAATTTAACTGCTACAACAGATATTAACATACCAGCTAATGTTGGTTTAACATTTGGTGATGATGGAGAAAAAATTGAAGGTGACGGAACAGATTTAACAATAGCATCGAGTGCTAAATTAAACTTAACAGCTACATCGGATGTACACATTCCAAACAACGTTGGTATTGTATTTGGTGGAGACTCAGAAAAAATTGAAGGTGATGGCACTGATATGACGATTAGTGCGAATAATCTTACTGTCGATGCCGCTGCGGATATAGTATTAGATGCAGCGGGTAACAATGTAACATTTAAATCTGGTGGAACATCTATTCTTGATATTAGTAACAGTTCAAGCGATGCAGTTATAACTGCAAGTGTTCAAGACAAAGATATTATATTTAAAGGTGATGATGGTGGTTCTGCTGTAACAGCGTTAACCATGGATATGTCAGCGGGAGGCACTTCTATATTTGGTGCTGCAGCTTTTAACCAGGAAGCTACGCTAACAGATGCATCAACTATTTCTTGGGATGTTGCAGCATCCCCTGTTGCAAAAGTAACTCTTGGTGCAAACAGAACTTTAGGTGCAGGATCAAACGCTGTCGCTGGCCAGTTTGTTTCATTGCTTGTCATACAAGATGGCACAGGATCAAGAACACTATCATTTAACGCTGCATATGAATTTACGGCGGATACAGCACCAACATTAACCACAACAGCTAGTAAAGGAGACTTGTTTGTGTTTAGATATAACGGCTCAAAATTTTTAGAAGTCGGAAGAAATCTAAACCTAACGTTATCATAATATGTTTGCATTAGTCGAATCAGGATCAATAACAAAATATTTTGCAGGTAACAGAGGTGTTGTTATTGGAGATACTCAATATCCAAAATCAATATTTACACTTTGGAGTGAAAGTGACAGAAATGCAATTGGTATTTACACTGTTACAGTAAATCAAACAAATAAAAAAGATGAACAGTGGTACATAAATACAGATATAACTTATTCTTTTGCAAACAATAAAGTTACAGGTTCTTACGGAACAGCAACAGCAAAGGCACATGCAGATACTTTGTGGACACAAACAGATTCAGATAATGGATTTTTACCAAGTGATAAGTCGGTAGGTGATGTAAAAACAAAAGGTTTAAAAACTGTTTTAATTGAAACTTTAAAAAAACAAGCTGCACAAATTTTACAAGAAACAGATTGGTATATTATTAGAAAAGCAGATGCTGGCACAGCAGTGCCATCTTCAATAACGACACACAGAGCAGCGGTGAGAACTAAATCAAATGAAATGGAAACATCAATTACTAATGCAGCTGACACTGCAGCTTTAGAAACTTTGTATACTTATACAGAACAAGAAGATGGATCTGTTACAAGACCCATCGGTGAACTGCCAACGTTGGAGGATTAATGCCTACCATTCTTGGAGCAAATTCAGTTAGAGACACAGCTTTTGGCGTAGATAATTCATATTTTATTGGTGCTGATGCTAAGACATCAGTAACTAATACAACACCAACTAACGATAAAATATTTACCATATCTTTTTGGATAAAAATACATGAGTTCCCTACATCAGGTGGAGACAGACCCATATTTGGTCACTATTCTGATAGTAACAATCAAGCCTATATGTATTTAAGAAATGATGGAACTCTTGGAATATTTGAAAATGAAAGTGGTAACACAAAATTAGATTTTAGAACAAAACAAAAATTAAGAGATCCCTCTGCTTTTTTTAATATTATTATGGCGATAGATACAAGCCAATCTACAGCTTCTAATAGATTTAAATTATATATTAATGGATCACAAGTTACTAACTGGAATGCAGAAAATTATCCAGACCAAAACTATTCCTCTCAATGGAATGAAAACAGTTTAGTTTTTCATGTAGGTGGAACAGCAACAAATGATGGAAACCATATTAAAGGAACTTTTTGTGAGTTTGCTTTCATTGATGGACAACAATTAGATCAAACTTCATTTGGAGAATTTGATGAGGATACTCCAACTGTATTTAAACCAATATCTCTTTCTACACTTACTTTTGGCAACAATGGATTTTTTCTTGAGTTTAAAGGAACAGGAACAAGTGCAAATAGTTCTGGTATTGGAGCAGATACTTCAGGAAATGATAGGCATCATTCTGTTACCAATATAGTTGCAACAGATCAAAGAACAGATACTTGCACAAATAATTTTGCAACCTATAACGCATCTTTATCTCAGACGGCAGGTGTTGATGGCAGACACGGTTCATGGAATGGACAATTAGCTGAGGGCAATTTATCATCAGGAACAGCAGTAGATATTTATAATAATCAATTTTCTACTTTTGGATTAACTTCAGGAAAATGGTATGCAGAATTTAAAATGTCCACAACAGATAATAATTTTTCACATGGAATAGTTAATGATGTTTTCTTTTCAAACTTGGGTTCTTATATTGGACAATCTACTGCATCAGGAGTCCGAAATATTGGATACTATAGTCAAAATGGACAGGTCTTAAAAAATAATTCAGCAGAATATACAGGAAGTAGTTATGGGTCTAGTAGTGCTGATCTTATAAGTATAGCTTTAGATTTAGATAATAATTTTGTTTATTTTGCAAAAAATGGAACATATCAAAATAGTGGTGATCCAACAAGTGGTTCATCTGGTACAGGTGGTGTAGCCATTGATGCTGATACTACATGGTTTCTAGGTAGCACTACACATAGTTTAAGTTCATCAGGTTTAAAAATTAGTTATGCAAACTTTGGAAGTCCACCAACAGGATTTACAATCTCATCAGGCAACGCAGATGGAAACGGACACGGTAATTTTGAGTATTCTGTACCTTCTTCTTATTTTGCGATATGTTCTAAAAATTTAGCGGAGAACGGATAATGGCTTATACAACTATAGATGATCCAGGTTTATATTTTAACACTGTTACATGGACAGGTAACGATAATGAATCTAGAGACATAACTGGTGTAGGTTTTCAACCCGACTGGGTCTGGGGTAAACGTAGAGATGATGCAGCAGGTCATAACTTGCTAGATAGTGTTAGAGGTGCTGGTGAAAACGGAGAGTTACAATCAAATAGTAATGGTCCTGAAGGTGGTGGTGCGCAAGATCGTTTTGGTTACCTTAGTGCATTTTTATCAGATGGTTTTAGAGTTGAAGATGGATCAGAAGGATCAGGTGATAAAGCTTACTGGAATCAAAACAGTGCAAAGTATGTAGCATGGAATTGGAAAGCTGGTGGTTCTGCATCATCTAATACAGATGGAGGTGTTACAAGTTCAGTAAGTGCTAGCTCTATTAGTG